TACCGCCGCACTTGACGAGGTAGCCGTTAATGATTGACGCCTTAACCGAGTCGAGGAAGTTCAGCAGCCGTCCCGCGTCCTCATTGTTGTAGCTGCCCCAGGCGCTGACCGCCGGCTGGTGGATCATGATCTGCGCCACCGGAGACGCGAAGACGCGGGCGCAGGCGCTGGTGATCGTGGTGGCTGCGCTGGCAGCCATGGCGATGATGTGCGCCTCGGTGCGTTCACCCAGGGACTGCAGCAGGCCGAAGATCTCGAAGCCCGCCCAGACGTCGCCGCCCGGGGAGTTGACCTCGATGATCAGATCCTCGTCCGCCGGCAGCTGCGCGATGGCGTCGCGCACGGTCTTCGGGCTGCAGCAGGGCAGGCCGAAAAGATCATATAGCCACACCCACTCGTCACTCGTGACGTCTCCGAAAAGTTTGATTGTCATTCTGAGAAGACCTCCTCCGTCTGGTAGTCGAGCCGGACTGTATAGACCCGGCGGTAAAGGCCGACCTCCATCTCCAGGAGATCGGGAGAACTCTGCTCCATGTCCACGGCCTCGATCAGGACCGATCCCTTCGGGCCTTCGTCCGGATCCTCGGCGGGCGTGGCGTAGACCTGGCCGCGCATCGCCTTGACGGCCTTCTTGGCTCTCTGGCAGAGCAGCTGCAGGCCGCGGTGCGTGCCGGCGACGAAGTGGACCTGAGCCTCGAAGCTCTGCAGGCCGCTTGGCCCGTCCAGCGTTTCTTCCTCGCTGTCCTCGCTTGGGATGTAGAAGACGTAGGGCGCCTTCCAGTTCTTTCGCGGCTGCAGGGCCGCGACCTTAGGATCACCGCCGGCGGGATCCGCGATCACCGGCACCGTGCCCAGCGCATCCACAAGCGCAAATTCCGGACTCATCCGGTCGTAAGTATCGCTCATCAGTGCGCTGCCTCCTTCCACAGCTTATCCAGCTCGGTCTCCATGACGTCGATCATGGTCTGTTTTGCCTGCGGGCTGACCTGTTCCGCAGCGTCCCGCATGAAGTGCAGGCCCTCGACGTACTGCACGCCGCCTCCAGGTGCCCGTGCCAGGAAGCCGTATTCCTGCGACGCCGGATAGTAGGCCTTTTTGTTTTTGCCGCCCAGGGCGCCCGGGTTCTTGATGGGCTTCTGCAGCTGCGCGTTGGCCTCTGCGCCGCCCTTGAAGGTAACCTGGCGGACTTTCTTGCCCTTGATGCCGTGATTCTTCTCGGCCTTGGTCACGATGTTCCGCTTCAGGGTGCCCGTCTTATGAGGTGCCACACCCTTGACCGCCCTCTTGACGATCAGGTTGGCCTTCGAAGTTCCTTTGTTCACGGCCTTCTGCGGGCTTTTGTCGATCTTGTTCAGGGCTCTGATCATGACCTGCACGCCCGTAGTGTCGAAGGTCAGGACCTGCCCGGCAGTGCTGCTCACGGCCAGACCTCCGCCGCCTTGATGATCTGGTATCGCCTCTCGCCGCCCACGTCGATCGGCGGGGACAGGAGCCGGTACCGGCGGCCGAGGATCACGGCCCGGAGCGTCCGGACGTCCTCCGGCCACTCCCGGCGGCGGACCTTCAGGTTATGCGTGACCTCCATCTGATCGATGCCGGCCGTCATGAACTCCCTGGAGGAGATCGACTTCGATCCGCCCCAGACGGTGAAGACATCTTCCCAGTCGTCGTCATCCAGATAGCGATAATCGCCGACCAGATCCGCTTCGCCGACGAAGCGCTGGAAGGTGATGCGCCTGTTCAGTTCTGCCGCGTCGTCGTAAGCCATTTGTCGACCTCCGTCATTTTGCACAATTCTGTCTTACATGCTCCAGTTATCGTCCTCCAGACGGTCGGCCAGCGTCGGATTGTTCCGCCGGATCAGCGCCTGCGCCAGGGCGTTCATTGTGGCAGCCACTGGGTCAATGCGCTGCGTGTCCATCTGGTTCTTCTTATTAAGTTTCAAGTCGCCATAGTTATTTTCAATCTCTACGGCATTTTTCAGGCACCAGAGTGCCAGACCGGACTCCTCGATCACGATCTTGCCCTGCAGGAGAAGCTCCCGGAACCCTTTGACGGCCAGGTTCTGCCCGGCGCAGGTCTGGGCGATCTCCACGCACCAGTCATCGTCCCCGGCTCTCTCATTCATCCGGATGGCCAGATCGGTGGCGTTGTGCCCGTCATAGCAGACGTTTACGACCTTCCAGCCGTGCTCCATCTGCCCGCGCTGGATCCAGTCGTCGACGTAACTGTTGTCGGTAACGTCGCCCGGCGTCAGGGTGCACCACCCACGCTCCGCCCAGGCGCGATACTCGATGCGGTCGGAGTGCTCGTGCCTGATGGCTGCGCCCTCCGGGAGGAACCCGTGCATCTTGACAGCGACGCGGCCGTCCGGTAGGAGGAAGACCGCGGCCACGCCGCTGAGGTCGATGCGCTTGCCCAAGTCATACCCACACCAGCACTCGCTGCCGTCTGTGAGCTCCGCGAATTTGTCCGCGGGGATCATGGCCGCCCTGGCCAGCTCCCTGGCGTGCTCGTCGAGGTAGCTGTGCTCCGCCGTGGCCTGCCACCGGTCCATACGCCTGGTCAGAAACTGGCGGATCTTGGTTGCGTCGTTGCTGCCGTATGCGGTGGTGTACTCACTCTCGATCTGATCCCGGAGGGTCCGGCTGTAGTCGTTATCGATCCGCAGGCACGGGTTGGCCTTCAGCCACTCGCGCTTGTCATGCGGATCCCCGTCTTCCGGCAGCTCCCGGATCATGATGAAGTACCGGTCGTCCTTTGTCAGGCCGTCCAGGACGCGCTTGGCGTAAAGCTCCTCATTGAAGCAGGGCTTATTCTCGGCGTCATCGCCGGCGGTCGTGATGCACGCCAGCAGAGGCTGCCAGCGTTTGCCGAAGGAGTTGAGGCCGATGTCGTAAATAGTCGATGTCGGATGCGCGTGGTATTCGTCGACGACGAAGAAGGTCGGGGCGCCGGAGTCCTTGTTCTTGGTGTCCTTGCTGAGCGCTCGCATATAGCCGCCCAGCTTCCGGTGCCTGACCGGGTTCGCTCTGGGGATGATCAGCTTCCTGGCGATCTTCGGGGATGCCTCGGCGATCGCCTTCGCGTCGCCGAAGACTCGCATCGCCTGGCCGCGGTCGACGGCTGCGCACTCCACTTCCGGCTCGCGTTCATACTGCGCCAGCTCCGGCTGGTATGGCGGGTAGATCGCATCACCGCACATGGCGTAGAGGCATTGGCCGGATTTCTCGGTTGACTTGAAGTTGCCTCGGGCCCGCTTCTCGTAGGTCCTGTTGAAGCGCCTGGCGCCGGTGTCCTTATGGACCCAGCCGTAGACGTTACCCAGGTCGAAGACCTGCCAGTCCTGCAGCTCGATCGGCTGGCCCGCCTCGGGACCGCGCGTCTGGATACACTGGGAAAACCATCGGATGATCCGGTCTGCCCGCGTGGTGTCGAAGACATACGGGAAGTCAGGATCCCCGATCCGCTGCAGGTCATCCAGGAAGCGCTGGCAGGCCTTGATCTCATACGGACAGCACATATCATGCAGCCGTCCTCTGGTGACCTGCTTCGCATACATCGTGACCGGATGCGTCAGAACCTTATCCCTTCCCGGCATCGCCGGACCTCCTGTCTATGTCAAGGCACCCGCCGCTTCCGGTGTAGGTGCTTTGTCTTGCTGTCATACTTGGCGTCGCGCTGGTAGCCATCCAGGAGAGCTTCCCGCTGGCGTTCCCGGCGCCGCTGCTCTTTGAACTCCTCCCACGCCTGCTTCTTCTCACAGAAGCACACCTCGCCGGTCTTCCGTTCTGGGCACTCTCTGGTGCACGGGCTCTTCATGCGAAGAGATCTCCGTCCGGATCATCCTCATCCTGTTCGGCGATGCGCTTGGCCAGGCGGGCCCGGCTCTCCGGAGTGAGCCCCAGCTTCGAGGCATAGGAGAGGATCTCGCGCTCGATCGACTGCAGGGAATCGGACAGGCCGATCATGACCTTGAGCGTCGCGGTCTCCGGATCTGCGCCATAGCGCTCCCGCCAGGCGAGATACTGTGTCTGGAGATCGTCGCGCCGCGCGAGCTTCGCGCAGTAGATCGCCAGGGCATCAGTGTCCAGGACGTCGATGATGTCCAGCCCCTCCATGTCCTGGAGGATCCTGTTCCAGTGCTTCTTCGCAGCCTTGTCCTGGATGATCAGCTTCGGCCTCTTGGGTGCCCGGCTCGGAAGCATCGCCTCGGCGGCCTCGCGCTCGGAGATCTCCGCCTTGGTCAGGTGCTTGCTCATGTTGTCCAGGGCCTTCACCGGTGTCGGCAATGTTCTCGCCTCCTGGTCTCGATTTTTCCGATCCCGATCGGGGAATTTTTCTCGCGTTTTTGGGGACGCGGGGCACAGG